CAAGATTTTTGATGGGCGACAGCCGGGAAAAGCGGCTGCTGCCCTTTTTGTATACCATCGACGACCTGGCAAAGTGGGACGACATCAACGAGCTGCGGAAGAGCCTGCCGGGCCTGGGGATCAGCGTTAAGAGCCAGTTCATCCTGGACCAGATCGACATCGCCAACGAGAGCGCGTCCAAGCGCTCGGAGTTCCTGACAAAGTACTGCAACGTAAAACAGTCCAGCTCCACCGCGTGGCTGCCGGCGCAGCAGGTGGAGGCCATGAGCGGGGCGGAGCTGAGACTGGAGGACTTCCGGTCGAGCTACGCCGTGGGCGGAATCGACCTTTCTCAGACGCGGGATCTGACCGCCTGCTGCGTCGTGATCGAGCGGGGCGGGGAGCTGTACGTCTTCGCCAAGTTCTTCCTGCCGGCGGAGAAGATCGACGAGGCGATCCGGCGGGACGGCCTGCCGTACAACCTGTACATCGAGCGGGGCATCCTGCAGCCGTCGGGCGACAACTTCGTGGACTACCACGACTGTGAGGCGTGGTTTCAGATGCTGGTGGAGAAGTTCCAGATCTACCCGCTGCAGGTGGGCTACGACCGATACTCGGCCCAGTACCTGGTCAAGGACATGGAGGCCTACGGCTTCCGGATGGACGACGTCTTCCAGGGAGAGAACCTGTGGCCGGTCCTCCAGGAGATGGAGGGCCTGATCGCGGACGGCAAGGTCCACATCGGCGACAACGATCTGCTCAAGGCGCACCTGCTGAACTCGGCCATCAAGCTGAGTACGGAGCGGGGGCGAGGGAAGCTGATCAAGATCAATCCGACGCTGCACATCGACGGCTGCGCCGCGCTGGCTGACGCCTTCACGGTGCGGCAGAAGTGGTACGGCGAGATCGGCGAGCAGCTGAAAAACGAGGGGTGAGTGAGCACGAAACTATTTGACATTCTTTTCGGAAAGCGGCCGGAGCCGCGGGGCGAGCAGCAGGCCGTCCGGATGCTGACCGGCTACGAGCCGAGCTTCCACCGGTTCGGCGCCGACATCTACGAGAGCGAGATGGTCCGCGCGGCCATCGGTGCCATCGCGACACACTGCTCCAAGCTGGCCATCACCACACAGGGCAGCGCGAAGCCGGCGCTCCAGCGGAAGCTGAAGCACGGCCCGAACCAGATGATGACCTGGTCGCAGTTCCTGTACCGGCTGGCCACGATCCTGTACGTCCACAACACGGCCTTCATCGTGCCGGTGTTCGACCAGTACGGGGAAATATCCGGGATCTATCCGGCGCTGCCGGAGAAGGTGGAGCTGGTGCAGTACGGACAGACCCTGTATCTGCGCTACAAGTTCGACCGGGACGAGACGGCAGCCATTGAGCTGGACGCGTGCGGCATCCTGACGCGGTTCCAGTACAAGAGCGACCTCTTCGGCGCGAGCAACCAGGCGCTGCTGCCGACCATGGACCTGATCAGCATCCAGAACCAGGGCATCCAGGAGGGCGTGAAGAGCGCGGCCAGCTACCGCTTCATGGCGACGCTGACCAACTTCGCAAAGCCGGAGGATCTGGCGCGGGAGCGGCAGCGCTTCACCGAGGAGAACTTCTCCAAGGACGCCAAGGGCGGCGGCGTGCTGCTCTGGCCGAACACCTACAAGGACGTGAAGCAGCTGGACAACAAGCCCTTCGTGGCGGACGCCGACACCATGAAGGCGGTCCGGGAGAGCGTCTACGAGTACTTCGGCGTCAACGAGGAAGTGCTGACCAATCAGGCCTACGGCGACAAGTGGGCGGCCTTCTACGAGGGCGTGATCGAGCCCTTCGCCATCCAGCTCAGCGAGGTGATGACCAGGATGTTCTTCACCTTCCGGGAGCAGAGCGAGGGCAACCTGGTCATGGCCACGGCGAACCGGCTGCAGTACATGACCAACGCAGACAAGCTGAACGTCTCGGCCCAGATGCTGGACCGGGGAATCATGAGCATCAACGATGTCCGGTCGATCTGGCAGCTGCCGCCGGTGGACGGCGGCGACGAGCGGATCATCCGGGGCGAGTACTACAACGCCAATCAGAAAGTGAGTGATCAAAGTGGAAATTCCGAAGAGCCTGCAGCAGAAACTTGACGAGGGGCGCCAGTACCGGAAGGTCGCCCAGATCGAGGTCCGCGCCGCGTCCGACGAGGGCATGATCGTGGAGGGCTACGCCACCACCTTCTCCGAGCCCTACGAGCTGTTCCGGGACGGCGGCTACATCTTCCTGGAGCAGGTGGCGCCGGACGCCTTCAATGGGACGGACATGAGCGACGTCATCATGCAGTACGACCACGAGGGCCGCGTCTTCGCCCGCCGGAGCAACGGCACCCTGGAGCTGAACGTGGACGAGCACGGCCTGGCCATCCGCGCGGATCTGAGCGGGACCGAGATCGGGCGCCAGCTCTACGAGGAGATCCGGGGCGGCTACACCGACAAGATGAGCTTCGGTTTCACCGTGGCCGAGGACGAACGGCTCATCACCGAGGATCGGGAGGCCAACACCACCACGATCCTGAGAACCATCACCCGCATCGGGAAGCTGTACGACGTCAGCGCCGTCAGCATCCCTGCGAATAACGCGACCGAGATCAGCGCGCGCAGCTGGAGCGACGGAGTGATCGCCGAGCTGACGGAGGAGCGCCGGAAGCGCGAGGAACGGGAGCGCCAGAAACAGAAGATCCGCATCCTGCTGGATCTGTGAAAGGAGTCTAAGTATGAAATTCATCAAAGAGATGACCGTGGAAGAGATCGAAGCGCGCAAGCTGGAGATCGCCGGGCTCATCGAGACCGAGGACGCCGACCTGGACGCGCTCCAGGAGGAGGTCCGCACCCTGAACGAGGAGCTGGAGGCCCGCAAGGCCGCAGCTGCCAAGAAGGAAGAGATCCGAACCGCCGTCGCAGCCGGCGCCGGGTCCGTCATCCAGAAACACGAGGAGGTTAAAACCGTGACCAACGAAGAGATCCGCAGCTCTGCTGCCTACACCGACGCCTTTGCCGAGTACCTCAAGACCGGCAACGACCGCGAGTGCCGCGCCCTGCTGACCGAGCAGGTCTCCGGCACCGTGCCCGTCCCCAAGATCGTGGACGGCATCATCCGCACCGCGTGGGACTCCGAGCCCCTGCTGGCGAGAGTCCGCAGAACCTATATCAGGGGCAACCTGAAGGTCGCCTTCGAGCGCTCCGCCGATCCGGCCTACGTCCACACCGAGGGCACCACCGGCCTGACCGAGGAGGATCTGGCCCTGGGCATCGTGGAGATGATCCCGCGCAACATCAAGAAGTGGATCACCATCTCCGACGAGGCCATCTCCCTGGGCGGCGAGGCCTTCGTCCGGTACATCTACGACGAGCTGACCCATCAGATCACCCGCAAGCTGGCCGCGCTTGTCGTCGCCGACATCACCGGCGCCGGCACCAGCCACTCCGGCTCCGCCGTGGGCATCCCCAAGATCAACGCGGCGCCCAGCGTCACCGCCATCCCCACCGCGGCTTCCAACCTGAGCGAAGAGGCCCGGGATCTGTGCGTCGTGATGAACCGCCTCACCGAGGCCTCCTTCATCAGCGCCTACGCCTCCGCCAGCTTCGCCATCGATCCCTTCGCCGGGATGACCAAGATCTACAGCTCCGCGCTGCCCGCGTATTCCACCGCGAGCACCAACGACACCTACGCCATCGTGGGCGATCTGAGCGCCTGCCAGGTCAACTTCCCCGAGGGCGAGGACGTCGTCATCAAGTGGGACGACCTGAGCCTGGCCGAGGACGACCTGGTCAAGGTCGTGGGCCGCGAGTATGCCGCCCATGCGGTCACCGCGCCCGGGCGTCTGGCCCGCCTGACCAAGCCCGCGGGCTGATGCTCGTCGAGCTGTTAAGGGCCGCAAGAATCTGGCACAAGGCCGGGGAGATCGTCGAGGTCTCCCCGGCTGAAGCCGAGTTTCTGATCTCCGTCGAAAGCGCGCGGCCTGTGGAAAAACGGACAGAAACCCCGGAAAAAACCGCGAAAAAGAGGACAAAGGCATGAAGAAGCTGTTGATCGCCGTCCCGAGCGGGGACTATCTGCACGCCGAGTTCGTGAAATGCTTAACAAAGCTGATCCAGAGACTGGATCGTGACGGCGTGGACTACGAGCTGGCGATCCATACGGGATCGCTGGTCTATATCGCGCGGGACGTCCTCGCCTGCAAGGCGATCAACGAGGGCTTCGACTACGTCCTTTGGCTCGATTCGGACATGGTGTTCACCGACGACCTGCTGGAGGATCTGCAATTCTCCGGCGAGGACTTCGTCACCGGGATCGCGGTGGGACGGCGGGAGCCGTTCTGCTCGTGTCTGTTCTCCGACCTGGAGGACATCACCCGGATCGAGGAGTATCCGTCCAACACCTTCCAAGTCAAGGGCTGCGGTTTCGCCTGCGTCCTGATCTACACGGAGATCCTCCGGGGCGTCTGGATGACCTACGGCAGCTGCTTCATGCCGACGGACCGCTACGGCGAGGACGTGGCCTTCTGCTGGCGGGCGGGTCAGCTGGGCTTCAAGATCTGGGCGGAGCCCGCCGTCAAGGTGGGCCACATCGCCCACATCACAGTCTATCCGGACGACGCAGGGAGGTGGCGCCGTGACTAAAGTGCTGCTGACCGCGCCGCTCAAACAGGAGCGGGGGATCTTCCAGGCGCACCAGGACTCCATCGACGCGCTGATCCTTCCGGAGGGCGTGCAGCTGGACCGCTTCTATGTGCTCAACGACTGCGACGGCCTGGCGGAGGACATCCGGGGCCGCTACGAGGTCATCAACACCGGCGACCTCTACGCGAAGACCCACAACGACCACATCTGGACCCACGAGAACCTTGCCAAGATGCCGCTGCTGCGCAACCGGACGATCCGGGAGGCGCTGGACGGCGGCTACGACTACTGGTGGAGCGTGGACACCGATCTCGTCCTGGCGCCGGAGACGCTCCAGGTGCTGCTGGACGCCGACAAGGACATCGTCTCGGAGATCTTCTGGACGCAGTCCAAGGCCGGGGGCTGGTGGTGCAACGGCTGGATGTACGATCAGGCCGACGCCGACGGACGCCTGCGGGAGTTCACCGAGCCGGGGCTGTATCAGGTCGGCATGACCGGCGCGCTGACGCTGGTCAAGACCGACGTGCTCCGGGGCGGGGTGAGCTTCGACCCGATCCCGAATATCAAAAACGCCCTGTGGGGCGAGGACCGCTGGTTCTGCATCCGGGCCGCGGTCCTGGGCTACGAGATGTGGCTCGACACCCACTATCCGGCGGAACA